AATCAACTCTACCTGCATTGTTATTAATTATATTAATTACACCATCAGAGAAGGTGAAAAATCTTATAATTCCATATCTTGGATTGCTTGGATTTGGTAAATCAGAAAGATAAACATTACCATCAACACCTTCTATCTTAAATGCAGAAGATCTTACATTAAAACCTTCAAGATCTGCATGGAATCTATTTGCATAGCAGAGTTCATAGTTGGCAAGTCTGCCATATGCAGGAACCATGTTCCTTCTCATTTTTATTTTTGTAATGTTTGATGTAATTGCATTATCAACCTTATCAATTAATGATACAAATTTACTATATTTGAATCTACCACCAAAAGAGTTTATATCTGAAGACTTCGAATATGTTTCAATTGATGCTATAATTCTTGAGTATAGATCTTGTGTATTTTGAGTAAGAGTTGGATCATATGAAGCAGTTGAATCAAATTCAACATAAAGGAACTTAGTATCTACAAATTCTTGCCTTATCCCTGCTACTGTATATTTTTTGAGATCACTTCTGATGGAATCTTTTGTAGTAATAGAGATATTTTCTCCATTTTTTGGTTTTATTGCTATGAAAACTTTACCATATTGTGGTGGATCTAATTCTTCTCCACCATATGCGCTAATTGATTCGACATTTGGATATAAAAATGGAATCAAACTGATATAATCATTCGTCGTAACCGCTCTATACTGCGATGCGTAGACCCTTGGAGCAAGGTATTTGACCTTATCTATAGATTCTATGTCAGAACCATTTCTTGATGCGTCTAGAGTCGTTAAAAGAGAGACTCCAGAGGTAACTTGCTTGTCTACACCAGACTGAGTATAGGTTAAATTACCAGAAAAAGTGAAATTTGCACTACCATTCGCACTTTCACCATTAGTAACAATATATGTAACCTCAATAGTGCTTCCATTTGGTGGTTTTTTGCCAAAAATTCCGTCACCAAATAGAATTTGATACTTCTCGTCTTCGATTTCTTGAACTAAGAACAATCTTGTACTTGAAGTGATGTCAAAAATGTTAGTATGTTCTGTATATTCTTCAGAAAATGTTGAAGTTACCTTTACACGGATTGTAGATGTGTCAATATTTGCACTTGGTAGAATATATTTTGCATTTGGTTGTGAATCATCAACTACAAAAGTTTTTTTAATTAAACTTCCTTCATAAATTGGTATATTTGTAAAACTTGCAATGCCATTTGAATCTGGAGATACTGTAATATCTTCTGGAACTGAAAAAATATAGTTTCCAGACTCTACAGCACCTAAAGCGGCAACTCCTGCATTCAATTTTACAGATCTCGCAAGGATATTACTCGTATCTACTGTAAAACTTACTCTCGCTACTGATGCTTTCTTTGATCTTGGAACATAACCGATGTTTCTCGCTAAAGAAACAACATTTTCCCTGAGTGTAGCACTGTCAATGAATGCCTCATTGACCGCCATGTTTGTATTGTATGATGTAATATATGAATTATACGCAAGAGTATCGATGAGAACCGAAAAATTCGATCCTTCAAAGTCAAAATCAGTAAAATTTGAATTTGCTCTCAGATAATCTTTAATCTGAGTACGCAAATCATTGAAATCTAAGTTGGTAAACTGATTGAATGACATTATACTCTACTTGGTTGTAAAACAAATTCTATATTTTGCTGAGGAACTGGTAAACCAACAATTTGATATGTTAGTTTGATGTATAACTCACCAGCATCTTCTTCCGAATCTAGAATAACAGATAATAAATTGACTCTTGGTTCGTAGTTTTGGATCAAGGTTCTGATTTCTTTCTCCAAAAATGTCAAAGTTTCATCCGAAAACAATTCAAAAAGGGAATTCTCAATAGAACTCCCCAAGAGTGGATTAAAAAATCTTTCATATAATCTAGTTTTACACAAATTTATGACTGATTTTTTAATCGCATCTTCATTTTTAATGACTGTAATGTCATTTGTAATTGGATGTCTCGTAAAAGACAAACTAATGTCTTTAAAAGCACGAGAAATTTTAACCGCCATTCAAGTTTTGCACTTTACATATATCTATAATGGTTTTCACTGGGTTTTTCCAAAGGATGGTTCTGTCCCATAGTACCAATCATCGTAATCTTCGTCGTTTCTGATCTTCTCATGTAGATCAGTTTGCTTTCTAAAATCATGCTTTGGTGCAGAATCGTGCATGACTTCTTGAATGACTCTTTTTGTGGGATTATACTCATAATCTGTGACCAATTTATCAGTTCCCCACATCTGATACATGTAATCTTTGTTTCGGTCTGACTTCATTTTTAACTCCTGATTGAAAATCAGAACTTTTTACGGGGTTTCTATCCCGTCACTTAATATAAAAACCTTTTCGAAGATAATCTATGTCCTCAATATATCTATAACCATCCATAATTTGAATATTTTCATCTTTCCACACTGGTATTGCCTCTGTATTTCCATATCTAAAGTCTGGATTTTGGCGAAAATGCACTTCAATGATCTTATTTCCAATAAATTCACAGTTGATCCAATCATAATCTCCTACTAATTCATTAAAAATTTCTGGAAATTTCACATTTATGTCAATTTTAGTCCATTTTTTCCATTTATAATAAGGTTCATTAATCTCTTTCTCACCCAAAACGACCAATTTTGATTCTTTTTTATAAAAATCTACACTAATATGATGTCCATTGAAGATTTCGCACCAAAATTCTGATGGGTGGTAGTAATCTGTGCTCTTATATATGAATTCCTTTCTCGCATGACGCCCCATACCAAGTAAATTCATTGATGGACGCATAATATAAAAGTCGGGTTTGGGCACTGAGGTTCCAACAGGACCACAAGTATAACCCAAAACCCGACTTAAATGTAATTTATTGTATATCCATAGATCCCTAGGGTGAATACAATTCCATTCATCGGTGGGATCTAAATGATACATTAATTACCTTGACCTCTATAACGCTTCTTCCTACCATTACGACTCGACGCAGAGAGTTTCGTATGTTGCGAACACCCTTGACGAGTTTTCTTTGGTTTGCTTTCAAGTTTAACTGGTTTGTTCGAGAGACTCTTTTTTACAGCCATTTTAATTTACTCCATGATTACGGTTTTTGAACGGTTTTTTTACGCGCCTCTTGAAATTATTCATAAAATCCCAAAAGAGCATCATAACATAAGAGGACATCAGATAATCCGAGTCTTTTCGTGACCCACACGAATCTTGGGATCACACCAAATCTCATAACCTTTCTCAATTGCATCCAGACAGAACGAGACATCCTCGCCACACATATCCTGAACTTCTCCTGATTCAAATTGTTGCATCTTTGGAGCGAACCAAGGATATTCGAGATTCTCAAATACACCATTCTTGATCAGTACCCAACCAAATCCAGTGTAGTCTACAGTGAAGGGCTTGCGACGCTTGCTCATGGTTTCAATGGTTTCATGATTCATCACACCACCATTGGTACGGAAATCATCTTCTTCTAACCAGTGAGCAACAGAAGTCGTGCGACCATCTTCAGTGCAATACCAACCTGCAGCAATTTCTTTATCCATTGCTACAAGACGATAGAACTTCTCAGTGTCAAACACAATATCGTTATCAATCCAGAGTTGATAATCATATTGTAGTTTACCATCCCATGGTTTCTGCTTAGGACCTCTGAGAACATTCGCACCAAGTACTTTGCATCGTGCAAAGTTTACCATGGAAGAATAATCTTGAGAGATCTGAATACTTGCACCGTTTTGTACAAGATCAAAGCAAAGTTGTACGAATGCCTTTAGAAAAGTATATGAACATCCTCGACCAGGAAGACAAAAAACAATTGACTTCCCTTTAATCATTTCCTTTGCTGCTGCCAAATCGAAATCATCATCTGATGTTTCTTTTTTTGGCGCTACGGTTTTTACTGTGAATCCTTTAGCCATAAAAATGAATAAGTAACAAATACATTATACCACCACAAATCAATTATTGCAATGGTCTTCACTGCTATTTATGGATACCCGAATATCGCCCTCGATGTCTTTCAGAGTCTTATTAGAACTTGTCATAGAAATATAATTTCTCATATCCTCAGTATGTTTTTTTACTTGATCTTCAGGGATATTTTTTAGGATTGTGATACCATTAAACGATATGTTATAGGTATTCATCTTCTAACCCTCTCAGAATGTCTTTGAGATCTTCTTTGATATTAGTATTTAATTCCAATAATTCATCATTCTCTAATCTATACTGAATCGTTTCGATAATCAGATCTATTTCGTACTCTTCTAGTTTCATATATACACCCAATTTCTTTTATATATCATTTCAGATTCTTAAAAACTTCGGCAAAATTTGCTTTTCCATGAATCAAAATCCCACCGATGATCATTAGGTCGATGAAGAATATAACTCCGAGTGTTATTGTGAGGGGTACAGTGTAATTTTTGGTGGGCGGAATTTTTTTGTCTGTGGGGGTTTCTGAAGTCATTTTTGGTGGCCGGTATTTTTATATGTGATGGGGTTTTATATCTCTCTCGCGTTTTGGGTTCGTTGTAGGTTAGGGTAGTTAGCGTTTTTTAAACGGCAAGGGGGCGACATAACAACACAAACAAACATAAAATAACTGCTATTTCTTTATACTGTCAATCGCAAATGCACGATTATTCTTTATACTCTTAAGATTCTCTTAAGTATTGACTACCACGAGAAAGTAAGACTGCAAGGTGCCATCGACCAGTACAGATATTGGCACAAGGTAACGTTGACATATTAAACATTCACGATAAGATAATACAGAAGAGAGAGAAAGTAGACGATAAAGATATAAAGAATAGAGAATTATTTTAATGGAAAAAGTATAAGGAAAAAAAGTGACTTTTTTGGAATTTGTATAATTTAGTCTCCCAAGTGTTATTATAACATAAGGGAGACTATTTCAGTGTGTTTGTATTGCTAACTCATGACGATGAAAGTGTATCAAATACCCATGCGATTAACTCCCCAAAGTCTACTCTTTCCCCATACAGTTGTTTATACTCTAGAATGAACTTCTCTGGGAGTCCATAGTCTGAAGCGTAGTCAAATGCCTCAAGATAAGATATCTGACCATTGCAATCTTCAACAGGGAAAGTAACAGGAATGCCGATGGACATGATGACGGAAAGAGTAAAGAACTGGTGTGAGAGTTTTATACACTTAAGACCACGCAGTTACTATCAACAACTGGTGATGACGAAGTGCATAACGAAGGGACGGAAGTAGGGGGGGTTCTTTATACTCCCCCCTGACAGTAGTTAGTTACATCACGCAACGATACTGTTGACTGTTTTTTTAGCGTTACCGTGTGCAGGGAAAGCAACAATAAAGGAGCGATCCGATTGTTGACATAAACCGCAGGTGGCACAGGTTACATTCTCATGAATTGTTGCAGGGCAAACTATAACCTTGCGACCGCTGCTAGTAGTAAAGAATCGGCGGGATTCTTCAGACTTAACAACAGCAACCGCAGGGATGTTGTGCTCTGTCATAACTTTATCTGCCACTTCTACATCCTCTGTAGATGCATTAACAGTGAAACCGTTAGAGTTAGCATTCTGCAGAACTTTAACATTATCAGCATTCAAAGGGTGATGAGTGTAAGTATAACCTTTGCGCCCTTTGTTTGCATCAACCAACTGTGCAACTTTATCAGCATCAATGTCACCAAGACCATTATGTGGCAGGTCTCCGGAGACATTATGACGCCACAATTGTCCCCGCTGAAGTTTACGAATTGCCTTTGTAAACTCTGCCCATACCATGCCCCGCTCGCCGTTGCTAGTCTTGCGCCAGTGGATCGCCTGGGGACCGCTGGCGGCGTAGCAACCTTTATCATAAAAGGGGCAACCCTGCCAGCAGGAAGACCGCTCAGAGGTGCTTGTGGGGATGGGTCCGGTCTTAGCGTTGCTGGAAACCTTTGTGAGGGAGACTTGCATCGGTTGAGGTCCGTTGCTGAACTTGAAACAACAATACGGCACCCACGCCACCCCGTCAACCCCAAACGGTATCAACCGCTACCGTTTCTGAGATTCGTTCGATAAGTGCTGCTGATCAATCGGATTCTGTTTTTGGTATCATCCGCTACCGTTCTTCCTTGTGCTCTGCCGCCTGATGCTGTAGGATACGGGCACAAGCGAAGGAGGGGTTGGGTCGCCCTGGCGAAGCAAACGGTCGAAACCCCACCTGCCATAAAATAATTGAATTATAAGAATAAAAAAGAGAGTTAGTATAACTAACTCTCTGAGAATTGGTGTGAGTTTTTATAGAATCATCCGATGATTGCGGCGATGATTCTATCACGCTTGCGAATGTGAGGTTTAGTTACAAACCACTCATTGCGGCGTTCTTTACCATTAGACATGATGATCTTGCTGGAGTTAAGAATACCTTCCTTCTCCATCTTGAGCATGATAGCGTGAACTGTGCCCTTGTGATTCTTGGGATTAAGTTGCATCGCCCGCACAACATCTGAGCAGGTCATTGCACCATTCTGAATGAGAATAGAGCGGACAGAGGTGCGAATCAGGAAATCGAAGTTCATGAGAGTGATTAACTCGATGCACATAGATTACACGAACAGATCGCCAAAACAAGCATCTTGTGCCACTAAGATTTCTGGCACACTGCACAAGAACGAAGCGATTCCCTGTGCTTATAATAAGAACGAATCGAAAGGAGGAACCTTGAGAGTCCACACTACAATCTGATGAGGTGGGATGTATCACCGTAGACGAAAAAGATCGAAACTCACCCTGTCTAATAATAATTAAAATTATAAAAACTAAAAAAAGAAAGTATAATTATGACAAGTTGTGAATAAACTTTGTTACGATGTGCCGTCCTTTGATAGTATCAGAACCGAACTTGTTTTCTAATGTTGTGCATAAAGATTCGATAAGATCTGCATAACACTCTGGCACTCTTATGTGTTTTGTTTCGCCAGATTTGGGGAACTTTTTAGAAAAGGGCATGAGGTTTTTGTGAAAAATTGTGTGGGTCTCGGAGTTTTATGTTGACTTCTTATAGGTTGCACGCTAAGATCACAAGACCTCGGACCATTTCTATAAGTATTTGGATCAATTATAAGATCATTTACATAACGAATAAGATCATTTACATAACGAATAAGATCATTTACATAACGATTCGGAGAGAATATAAGATCAATAATAACGAATTAGATCATAATACGAGTTAAGAACGAAGCATAAGATTGATACGAATTAGTATCAAGAACGAATAATAATACGAATCACAATCAATACACTTCACTAACATATGTTTTTTAATACATTTTTAATATAACGAACTAAGAACGAATCATTTCTTTTTCTCTTCTTTATATGGTATTCTACCTGTGTCTTCATACATCAGAATGTCATACTTGAACTTACATTCCAATGGTTTTTCATTACACAGTTTCAGCATTGATTTAACTGTTGACTGTGTTGCATAAGTACCACCTAATGCAAAACCCGCTGATACACACAAGAACAGAATTGGATAGTACACATAGTCTTTCATCATTGTTTTCAGTCCCAAGAAACATTTTGAACAAGGAACCCAGGCATGACATAAGTCCATGCACCTGGATCACCAACTCCACCAACTTTATACTCCCACTTATACTCAAACTTATTATGACTATCCCAAGTCATGTATCCTTGTTGTTTATCAAAACGACCTTTGATTGTGAGAGAATGTTTGTTGGAAAAGATGTTACGAGTACGCAGTGCTCCTCCTTTTTCTCTTGTTTCAATCACTGTGCATGTGTCAGGATAGGTTGCAAGACCTTGTTCCAACATACAGGGAGTTTCATATCGAAATGGTCGATAGAATGTTTGAGTTTCTGGTGTTGCATAAGCAGGAGAAGCAACAAAGAGAGAAAGAATGGTAATCAGTTTCGCTTTGAACATGATTCGTAAAAGACTCCTTCGATGTAACAGGATTTGCCAGGTTCATAGTATTTTATCACAGGTGGAGAAATCTGTCTGGCATTACAGAGTTCTCCTTGTCCCTCTACAAAATTAGAGAAACATAAACTACCTACGATGGGTGCTAATAACTTCAGTGTGTACATTTATCCAACCACTCTCCAACATACAGTAGCATTACCTTTGCGAGTTGATTCAATGTGAGCAAATGCTGCATAACTTAAATCAATATCAGCATGAGAATATGGTCCTCGGTCATTGACTCTTACAATCACTTGTTTCATGTTAGTTTGATTGGTCACTCGGATTCTGGTTCCCATTGGCAGATAAGGATGTGCCGCTGTCCATGAATAAGCATCAAAGCGTTCTCCATTTGCAGTAAGATTACCATGAAAACCGTCACCCATCCCATAGAATGTTGCAACTCCACAGGTGAGACCAGCGAAAAGTGTTTCAATCATTGGTGTGATTTGGTTGGTTTCTATTCTAATGGATTCTGTCAGAAATTGCAAGTGGCATGATGTTCCAATGCTCATCATTCATTTTGTTCACCCAAAAGAAGTTCTTTGAATTGGATGATGCACAAAAGAACTGAGTTGGTGTCTCTTGTTCAACAGTGATGACTGGATCACTGTTCATTAGATTCACAAGTCGATTCTTTGCTTTGTTTGACTTGGGAATCACAATCATTTGCGGGTTCATGAGATTGAAACCATCCATTCGTTTGGTGTTTTCACTGCGACCCACTTCTGAATCGCTTGCTCTCTGTCCTTTGCATAGATGTACATACATTCTTGAGACTGTTGACCAGCATCATGATGTACTCGAAAGACAACCAGATAGCGTTTCATGAGTCCTTGGTGTGAACTGCAATCAGTCTATCATGCGGCGATGGGAACTGCGAGAGACTTGCGACGAGGTTCACGCTTTGTTACAAGTAACCGCTTTCGGGCACAGATCTCCGCCTGAGCAGTCTCTTCGGTCTTGTGCAGCATCCATTCTGTGAACGCTCGCTGCCATTCTTGATACAGTTGCTTTTCCATGCGTGACAAATGAATCAGAATACTGGTTTCAGTAATTGTTCATCATGTTCTTTCTTTGTTTGAACATGAATCAATTTCATTCCATGCACTTCAAATCCTTTTTGAGTACATGCTTTGCGAATTGCAACTTGTGCAGTTTTTTGAGACTTGTATCCCAATGTGAATACAGATGCAATTCCTTGATCTGTATTCACTGCCCAAGAATGTGTTGGTGCAAATGGCAATCCATTCGGATCTGAATGATAATAATCCGAATGAATCACATTGATGTGACCTTGCCAAACATAAGAAGGCATCACTTTGCCTCCTCAAATGCTTTGAAGATGTTGTTGCGAATTGAAGAACAACGCTCTCCCACAGGAATCCCACCAATCAGATCTTCAGGATCTGCATCAGGATCGCTGTAGTGTACATAATCATCCACCATGGCGAGAATCGTTTCCAGTTCCGCTTCGGTGAAGGTCAGAGTGTAGTTGCTCATTGGTGGTCTCCGTTGTGGATGTAAGTAGTATAAGGGTCAGGAGGGACCATTCAGATCCCTCCTGTGCCACTTATTGAATTGTCACATCTTGATGCCTTGGATCTCCAAACGATTCACCAGTTCCTTGGCGATATTTCCACAGTGGTCACAGAGAGTGTGATACTTTACAATCGACCGCAAAGATGCTCGCTGAGACTTACTCAGATCCTTCACTTTCAGTCGATAAATTGCAGATACAACCATCAGCAAGTTACGCTTGTGAAGATCATTCTTGATGCCAGGAAGAGTATAAGCACCAACAAATTGATGGAAAGTGTTGTTGCTCATGCGAGACTTATCCAGCATCCGTACAATCTGTTCAGATGCAGCAGCACCAAGAGAATCCTCAAGAATCACTTGGAATGTTGCATTGATTCTTGCAACTTCCTCAATCTTTTGTTGAGCGATTGCCATTCTTTCGGCAATTCTCTTATCAGTTTGCTCCTTGATCTTGACATCAATCGGATCAAGAACAGGTGCAGATTGAGTGATGACTTGAGTTGCCTCCTGGATGGTGTTCATCAGAGTGGCGACTTGTTCTGCGGTGTAGAGCATGACTCGGATGGAGTAGGCGGCGTCAGTGGTGCGCCGTTGGTGGAATGATCGCCCATGCGTTCAGCACTCCGCAACCACCAATGGGACACCAGTAGGACTGGCACACCAGCACCCCGATTCGGTCATTCCATCT